TGAAAAGTTTTTCAAGACCGCCGGCACTCATGGTCGGATCATTAAAAAGAACGAGGTCGAAAATTGGTTACTTTGTGGAGGCGTCGGTATGAGGATCCCGACCGGAGTTAATAATCTCGGTCTCAGCGATAAACCGGAGCCTATGTTTAACGCGATCGTTAACTCTGATCCGGACGACGACGGACTCGCACTTAAGGAGGCCGTACTCCTCGATCCTGAGGGAAAGGCTAACGATATTATCCGAGTTTTTGAAAATGTTATTTTCGATCGTATCGGAATTTATAACGCGGATTACGGTCTCCTCGAGAAAAAGGATCGTATCTCTTACCTCGAGATCGAGGTCGACGAGGACGAGGCAACCGAGGACTATAAGGCCGGTACTTATAAGTTTATCGTCGTTTCAGATCATGAAAATAATGTAATCGGTTTTATTTCCGGTACAGAAAAAGAAATTTAATTATAGGAGGATATTTAGTCATGGCAAAAATGAAATTAGCGGAAAGTACATTTACCCTTATTCCGGAGGGCGTAACAGTATTTAAGGTTATGGAGGTAGACGACTCCAAGTATGAGGATTTCGGTAAGATCGCGGTTAAGTTACAGACCGCCAAGGGAGAAACTCATACCGAAAACTTTAGTCTTACTAAGGCTAACGGCGAGGCTAACGAGGGCGCTCTTAGAGCGTGGTCTTATTTCGCTCGTACTTGTCTCGGTAATTATCAGGCTGAGGAGATCGATACTCAGGATATCGTCGGTTGTTATATTCAGGCGACCGTTAAACATGAGACCTATACTCGTACTAAGGGCGCTCACGCCGGCGAGGACGCTACAAGCGCAAGACTTAACGATTACGCCGTAGCGAGTGGATTTAAGACCGCGGCTAAGGCTCAGGCGACAGAGACAGAGGACGACGAGGACGGATCCGACGATCTCGACGATTTCCTTAATTCTTAATGGGCGCTAAACCGGAGAAAAGGTTACAAGATAAATGTATTAAGTATCTTAAGGATCAGGGGATTTATTGTCTCAACCTATACGGGGACGGGTTTTCCGGAAAAGGGAAACCCGATCTCCTGACTTGTATAAAAGGTCGTTTCGTAGCGTTTGAGTTAAAAGTCGGATCTAACGATATGCAAGACGATCAAAGGATCCATAAGATCAGGATCGAAAGATCCGGAGGATTACACTTTTCGCCGTATACCTTGGAGGAATTTATAAAAATTGTGGAGGCTTTACAGAATGAATAAACAGAAACGTATCAATAAATATATAGATCTTTTCGGAAATTCTCGACTCGCTATACCGGTCGAGGATCTCGACGCTATCGGCTTTTTTACCGCTCCGGCGTCTACTAAATATCATGGATCCTATGAGGGAGGTCTTTTCGATCATAGCGTTAACGTCGCTGAGACGTTACTCGATCTTACTAAGAGACTCGATCTTACTTGGATCCGTCCTGAGAGTCCGATCTTAATCGGTCTTTACCATGATCTTTGTAAATGCGATCAGTACGGTAAGGATCCGGAGACCGGAAAGTATGTTTATCAGGATACTATTTTACCCGGTCATGGAGATAAGTCGATCGCTATCCTTAGTCAGTTTTTAACTCTGACTCCTGAGGAGATCGCTTGTATCCGTTGGCATATGGGCGCGTTTGAGGACGATCCAAAACTGAGAAACGGTTACGGTCGCGCTTGCGAGCGATACGAAAACGTCCTCTTTACTCATACCGCCGATATGATCGCGTCCAAGATCTTAGAGGTTAATTAACGTCTGACTACCTGAGTCGTTAACTACGACGAGAGGAGGTACTTAGAGAAATGAATAAGAAAAACGATCCTCGTTTTAACGCCTCAGGTTATTACGACGGTACGGCTTACGAGGCAATAAAACGCGCGGATCAGGAAAGCGATAAAGAGCGTAAAAGGATCTATGATCTTATAGGCTCGATTTATCGTCTATGCGATAAAGCCGGTTATCGTCTTGAGGGACGGATCGTCCTAAAGAATAAAAAGACCGGTAAGATATGGAGGTAAAGAGAAATGTCAGTTATTAAAAATGATCCGGTAAATAATCCGTCTCATTATACCGACGGTAAGATCGAGGTTATCGAGTTTATCGAGGATAAAAATCTCGGTTTCTGTTTAGGTAACGCCGTTAAGTATATTTCGAGAGCCGGTAAAAAAGATCCGGAAAAAGAGATCGAGGATCTTAATAAGGCGGTTTGGTATGTTAATCGTCGTATTAAGGAGTTAGAGGAGGCGAGATCATGATTAAGGTTGAAAAGATACAGACTTACGGTTTCGAGGCGGCGATCCGCGGTATGAGAAATCCTCTTAACTCTTGGGATAAATCAGACTCGACAATTTGTCCGGGTAGAGATTTCGACGACTGTAAAGCGACCGTTAATAAGTGTCCTCGAGGAGAGGATCCGGAGTTTAGAGAGGATCTTTTTTGTATCGGAGAGTCAGATCTCGACCTCGCCGGTCGTTTGATCGCTTGCGGTACTCCTGATCGTAAGTTTTTAAGAATGATTTACGCGTCAATGGATATAACCGCTCCTCTGTATTGGTGGAAAGAATACGATACATACAAGGTCGCGACAGTTGCTAACAGTTGCTCGACAATGCACAAAATACACTCGGCCGAGATTACTCTTAACGATTTCTCGATCGATAATATCGAGGTCGCCGACGACGGTATCGATCTCGAGGATATGTTTATAAACGTTGTCGCCGATTGTGAGAGACTGAGATCTCTCTATATGGAGACTAAAGATCGTAAGTATTGGAGGGCGCTTATACAGTTGTTACCAAACTCTTATAACCAAAAGAGGACGGTATCTCTCAATTACGAAACTCTCCGAGGTATGTACTATTGGAGAAAAAATCATAAGTTAAGCGAATGGCGCGAGTTTTGTCAGGTTATGGCGACTTTGCCTTACGCTGAGGAGTTTATTATCAACTAAGAGGAGGAGTTTTTACAATGCAATATATCATATTAGACGGTAAGACTCCGACTCATAAGTTTAAGGACGGCGAGGGCGTTAAGTCATGGGACGAGGTTAAGGATTTCGATAACGTCGCGGTCGTTGTACCTAAAGGATATATCGTTTTGGATTTCGATACGACGTCAGACGCCGAGATCATGCTTAAGATCGTTGACGGACTCGGACTTAAAACTCGGGTAATGAAAACGACGCGCGGTATTCATTGTTGGTTTAAGACTGAGGAGGAAACTCCAAAGAATTTTATTAAACAGAGACTCGCGATCGGTATTTATTCAGATCGTAAAGCCGGAAACCGTAACGCGTACGTCAAGATCAAACAAGACGGTAAGGCTCGAGAGTGGATCCGTAAGGTACCGGCCGAGGAGATCGAGGTCGTCCCTAAGTGGTTAGCGCCGGTTTCGTCTCCGTCCGGAAAATTCGATTTTAAGGGTATGACGGACGGATCCGGACGTAATCAGGAGTTATTTAATTACATTATTTATTTACAGACTAAAGGTTTTAGTCGAGAGGATATCAGGAAAGCGATCGAGATCGTTAACGATTATGTTTTCGCGGATCCATTACCTGAGGAGGAGATCGGTACTATTTGTCGAGACGAGGCGTTTAAGCCTGACGACGTGATCGCCGAGGAGATCGCTAAGGCTCAGGATAAAAAAGCCGGTTTCAGTCATAACGAGTTTGGAGATCAGTTAATCGAGGAGTTTAAGATCATAGAGGTTAACGGTTGTCTTTATGTATATGAGGACGGTTACTATCAGGCCGACGATCGAATTATCGAACAGAAAATGATCGCGTTATATCCGGGGATCTTACAGAGACAGAGAGCCGAGGTTTTGGCTTATATCAGGATCCGGACTCACGTTAACGCCGGAGATCTTAAGGTTAATCCGTATATCCTCAATCTTAAAAATACGAGACTTGATATAAGGTCGTCTAAGTGTCTCGAGTTTGACTCTGAGGCGATCGAGTTTGATAGGATCGACGTTACTTACGATCCGTCGGCATATTGCGCGGATCTCGATAAAATGCTGACTCGCGTTTTTTGTGCGGATCAGGAGGTTAGGTTACTGTTTGAGGAGTTGATCGGAGCGATCCTCTTAAAACATTCTCGTTATCAGAAAGCGTTTTTATTTTACGGAGGAGGATCTAACGGTAAGAGTACGATCTTAGATCTTATTAAGACTTTCCTCGGTCGTCGTAATTACGCGGCGATCGCACTCGAAAAGGTTACGGATCGATTTAATACCGCTGAGTTAGAGAATAAACTCGCCAATATCGGAGACGACGTAGATAATACGACTCTTAAGGATACCGGTACTCTTAAAAAATTGTTTTCAGGTAATGCGATCATGGTAGAGAGAAA